GTCATATGTTTGTTTCCATAAAAAACGGTTTCTGGTTTTGTTATTGCAAAGCCTTTGTCTTTCAATGCTTCATTGCGGTGGTGGTTTTGTATTGCGTCACGTTTGCGTTTGTAGGCCTGACCCCTTCGACTGTTGCAAGGTAGGCAGGCGGGCACCATTTCGTCATGTGATCCACCGCGGTCTAATTCCACTAGATGATCAGCAGTTGTTGCTTCGTTGCCACACCAATGGCAGGTGGGGTTGTCTGCTAGTAGCGCTGCACGTTTGCGTTTGTATTCCGCTGTGTCGTATGGGGTGCTGGGTCTTGTCATGTTTGCTCACGCGCCTTCGGCTTGTGCTAGCGCGCGCTTCGCGCTTGCTGTCATTTCTTATAGTAGGGCATCTGGACGGGCGTATGTTTGTTGTGTTTGTTTTGTGTATGTCATTTTGTTTGTTTGCGCCAAGGCATAGATGTGATTGCCCCACCCACCAGATTGCCCAACCTGGTACCCATTTTCATTCAATGACGATTGTTTACGCCTTGCCAAATCGCTTTGCCTAAACCATTTCGTGTTGCATGTTTCAGGGCGCGATTTTCTACCCAGGTTCCCCTGTTTACTGCCCACCCCATGCAAACGGGGCACACACATGACGCTGGCCTATTGTTGCTTTGAAATTAGGAAATCTACTAGATCGGTGTACGGCACAAACAAATCGGCGGCCGCTGTGTACACCGTGATGTCAATTTTGCGTTTGCTATCGAATGTGCCTTCCACGTCCCATTTGGCAAATGTTGCCCGTGGGGACAGGCACCAGATGTTGGCGGTCTTTTTGCAAACCATGACATACGCCAACGGTTTCACCGTTTTCATGTCATAACCATATTTGGTGTCAATGAATAATGGGTCATAAATCAATTGGCCTTGGTCATCACAAATATGGGTGCGCGCTTTGACCTCTAATGGTTTATCTGTCCACGGCAGGCAAATGTCCTTTTCGTGGCGTGTAATCCATTCCTGTGTGCGGTCTTTTGGTGGCTCTGGTGTCCAGCATTGCACCCCGCGCAATTTCAGGCGGTCAGCAATCATGCTGGCCCAATATGCGCCCTCACTAAATGCGGCTGGATAGTCAAAAGTCATGGTCATTGATGTGGGTTGCTCAACATGTACAGCACATATTCCATGTCTGATGGTTTCCACACCGCGGAATACACCCCAGCCTGTTCAAATGCCAACAGCCAACGTTTCTGCAATGGGCTGGTTTTGCCTTTTTCGCTTTTCAATTCGATAGCCAAAATTTTTCCGCCCGTAGGGTGAATAAGTAGCAGATCAGGGAAACCAGCGTCACCTTGAATGTGTGTAGCCCATGCGCCGCGCCTGTTCATTGCTGGCAGGTCATGGTGAATAAGCCAGCCATAACGTTTGGCTACGCCAATCACCAGGTCTTTGAATTCGCTTTCATTCATCAGCGGGCACAATTCTTTTGTTGTCTGCCAACCATTCCCAGGCTTGCGCCAGTTTTTGCCACGTTTCGCGGCTTGCCTCTAAATCTGCATATCGCTTTTCTAATAATGCTTTTTCAGCGCGCAATGTGTCAATTACACCGCGCAAATAATCAACTATTTCAACAGGTGTTGCCCCAGTTTGTTTTTCATCAAATGTCATTTCAATGCCTCAATGACCGCGCTGGCCTCATGTGATTTCAACAATTCCAACACAGCATCATCACGGTTCACGGTGCGCTGTATAAATTCCAACAAATTCAAATCGTCCATGTTTGCATCTTTTGCCAATTTCTTGATGTAGCCCTGTTGCTTAGGTGTAGCAAATGCGCCAAAGGGTGTGTGCACTTGCGCGCTAGAAGCACCTTGACCGCCCTGGCGTTCGACTTTTTGCATTTCCTCACGGGAAGGCCGTTTGCCTTGTGTAGCAAAACCCATGTTGGCTAAACATCTGCCCAAACTAGACGTTTCACAATTTTCAACAAATGATGTGGCATTTACGCCGCGGTCTGTGTGGATTTCATGCGCGTACCCCGTAGCGGTTGGGTGTGCATCATCACGGTGTTTCCAGATCACGGTGCGAACAATGCAGGTGTCCCCGTCATAGTTCATCAACGTGGTTTCAACGCGCCCGTCTGGGTATGTTTCCCAAAATCGGTTCAACCGTGTTTCTACGGTTTCATAATTGGATAAGTCAAATGCCATTGGTGTTTCCTTCTGTCTGTTTTCTAGTTGTTCTCTGCGTTTCGCATCACTTCGAATGTTGTTTGCTGTGTGGGAATTATATTTGGAACGCTCATTAGATGTGTAATAGCGGGCCATTGGTTTACAGTTCGCCGCCTAGTTCCTCTATGCAACGCAAACATGTTTCTGCATAGATTTCGTTACCTGATAAATCAAAGTCTGTTTTCATTACCTTCAACGTGCGTATCAGGTAATCGTCACGAATAGGTTTGGGTTTGTGTGCAGGCCTGCAAATATCATCAATGAGTTTCATCATTGCATGGGTTTGTGGCGTTACTTGCAAATCAATTTTGTCTGTAATCATTTTTCGTGTTTCCTCTGTCATGGAATTTTCGGATAATGGGTATTCGATCATTTGGGTAAACGCCAGGGTGACCAACCTGACCTAGTCCAAATAATCAAACCTGCTTTCAGATTAGTTTGTGCATGTAACAGCTTTTCGCATGATGTGATAAGGCCTGTTTTTTGTAGGTAACTATTCGGGCCTTCACACCAAAAAGAATTGATCTGTAAAAGGCCATAGGACTGTCCTACTGTGTCCCGTTTGTTATGTGAATTGGGTGTGCATCGACTTTCGCGCTGCATAACATATTCCAATTTGTCACGTTGCTTTACTGGCCAACCCAGGTTGACGGCCAATGCGCTGAATTGTTGGCAAACGGTGGCTGATGGGTTTATGTAGAAAACCGTGGTTGCCGTGGTGCTGGTGGCGCTTGGTTCAATCAGGTAGGGCGCTAGTGCAATGGTGGTGTTAGGTGGATCTGATTGGCTCATTAGAGGCTGTATGGCAAGCGTAAAACCCACTAGGGCTGAAATAACACCTGCCACAATTTTGGTTGCTGTAAACGTCATTTTTTCTCCAATTGGTATGGAACGCCCCAGGTGTCCCCAATGGCGTTTTTGAATGACAGTTGGGCGTGTAACACTTTTTGGCTGTCTGGGTCACGAAAAATTTGCACCATCACAATTTGGTTTGTTTCCAATGCGGTGGTGAAAACCTCATATGTGTAGGTCTTAGCGTCAGCCATAACTGTTTATCCCTCTGTCAGGTATATGTCCACCCTATGGGGTGGGTGTGGCTGGGTCAAGCATTAGCGCTGGCGGGGTCTTATCGCCCACAAAATAAAACCAATGCCACGGTTCAGCGGGCATTACCTCTAATGACCAACCATATTTTGGCGCGTTCTCACATAGCCACGCCCATGTTGCTGGGTCTTTGCTGTTAGCAATATCGACTGCCAAACCCAAATTATGGCGTGATGATCCAGGCGCGGCCAACGGTGCGTTCCCTGGCTTCAAATAGTATTTGCGGCCTTCCCACGTTCTGGTTGACGCGCCAACGATTGGTTCCAATGTGTAGCGCTGTAAGAAACCTGCACGTTGTTGGGCTAACGATCGGTAAGTGTCGCCCGCGCTGGTTGGTTTGAATTGTTTGATGCCTGACGCAAACGCGGCCTGACGCATCGCTGTCCAACTAGCGGCCGCTAAATGATGCAATTTTCCAAACGGCTTTACATCGCGCAAAAGGTTCATTGGCAATTCGCCTGGTTTGCAATGCACCAGATCCGCTGGCAAAACCAGTTTTCTAATCGGTGGTTGCACTAAATCCAGGCTTTGATTTCAGGCCATTCGATGCCACAAGGCCAGACAACGTGCCAGTCAAAAACACCAGCAGAGTGCTTAGCAAATCAATTAGTTGTGCGTCTGTTGGTGCCTGCTCTGTTGGCTGATCCACAAACAAAATTCCGTAAATGAACGCCATGACCGTGAACGTAAAACATAAGGCCATCAAACGGCCAACAAAAACAATAAGTGAGGCGTGATGTTGTTCTGGTGTCTTAGTCACATGCGGCCTTTGTAAAACATTGATATTTGATATTAGTTTTTGAAATTGTGCAACCACTACAACCCCACAGCACTACCGCAATTAGTAACGCGTAACCAAGAAAAGCACGCCATCGCATTATGCAATAGGTGGTGGGTTGTCTGCTAGTTCGGTTGCCTTAGCAATTGTTGCTGCCTCTGTTGGTTGCAAGGCTGGGTCATCTAACCATTCAAGGCAATAATATCCGTCACCTGGTTCGTTGTATCGCCACGTTGTACCAGGCGCAAGTTCGCGTGTGGCGTTGCCAATTTGAGTGTCTATTTGCTGTTTAGTTGCCATTATCCAATTTTCACAATCGTGATCTGTGCGTAATTTTCGCTAATTCCCGCTGAACTAATTTGTACACCTAAACCGTTTGTTGCAACTGCTGCACCTGTTTGGTAATACTGCAATTCAAAGTTTTTTGTTCCCGTAATAGTAAACGTGCCGTCTAACAGGGTGTAACAAGCGGACGCGCTCAACGAATAGTTGTTTGGGCCTGAAATGGTTGTTGTGCTGTCTGTTGTATTGCGTAAACGTAACGCCACAGCATTTGAGTTGAAATGTGGTGAAATAGCAGAAACTCTGTAGGTTCCAGCAACTAATGCAATCACGCTTGATGTCAGCGTTGCACCAATGTTGTTGACAATGGTGGTATTCAATATGCGTTTTGTGTAGGTGGTCTGAACGCTTGCACCGCCTGCTGTGCCGCTGGCCTGTGTTTCACTAAATATCGCAACAGTTTGTGCAAGCGCGACACTTTGCCATGCAGCACCGTCATAGTATTGCGTGGTGTCAGTTGCTTCGATATATGCGAATTGCCCTTCGGCAAGTGTTTTTTCACCAGCGCCACCAAATGCAGCGTCCCGTGTTGTTGTTGATGCAAAAACTGGTATTCCACAATTTACGTTGTCCATCTGTGCAGCGGTCAAAATCTGGTTTGCTACAAAATCGTATGTTGTTGTTACTGCATTTGCGCCCATAGTAATACCTATCCTAAGACATTCAGGCTGTCTAGTGTGCCATATACCGCATTGTCTAAAATCAATTCAAACACAATTGTGGTGGGTGCCGTTGACAGCAAAATACTATGTCCAGCGCCCACGGTGATGGTGTGTTCAATGCCTTCCACGCTTAGTTCCTGGGCTAGTTCGGTAGTGCCTGTACCGCTAGGAAATGTCTTTTCCACGGTAATGGTTTGCCCTATTTCAATGCTGGCCACGGTGTCGCGCTGGGCTGTGCTCAACATCAGGAAATCGGTTTCTACGCTGGTATAGCGGGCCTCTGGTTCGCCGTTCAGTAGATATGACGCGGCGGTGTCAATAGATGGTTGTTCGTGTAGCAGGCTGTTGGTGATGCTGTTTGTCTGAATAAAATACGTAGCGATTGAGGCTAGATCCTCTGCGGTGGCGGTGTTGCCATTTAGGCCTGTGACCACGGCGCGGTTTATTACCGCGTCCGCTTCAAATGATATGCCTACGCCGTTGTAAGGAATGTTTGTTCCATCGTCATGGAAATCAGCCACACTTGCCGAAAGTGTGTTCCCGATCCTGTCCTGAAATGTCAGTTTGCCTTCGGCGCTCATAAACAGGCGGCCAAATTCTGCGGTGCTGTTGATCTGGTTGATGTATTGCAAAACGTTTGTTCCAGCAGGAACGGTGTAGGCGGCAGCATGTCCCAGGTTCACGGTGCCTGTTGATATGTCACGATCAGCCAATGGAAAATCAACCTCTGGCAAATCCAACACCGTTTCAATTCGCGCGCCAGACAATTCGGCTGATGGGTTGAATTCGTCTAGATAGGTTTGGGCCAGCAAATAGAATTGATCTGAACAATAAACTGTGACGGTATCAATGCCACCCAACGCAAAGTTGTAGTCATAGTTGACCACATAACCTCTGAACAGGTAATGGGCCACGTTGCTGTTGTCGTATCGAATTAGGCGCACCTCACGCATTGGTGCTAGCCCTGGCTTTGCTTCCGCGGTGTCGTAGTACGGGCTATTTTCATCAAATGGATTGAATACGCCGCCAGCCAATGTGTCGTTCAATGTGAATGACATGGTGCCTGCGCTGAATTGGTCACCTATGTCGCGCCTGCCGCGTTTGACGGAAACACCAATACAACCGTCCATGACGCTGGCAAATTCGCCTTCACCGTCCAAAAGGTATTGTGTATTGTCTAACACTCCGCGCGTTGCATCGTCCAATGTAAACGCATTGATTGAAAACCCTGTGGCTACTTGCAGGTCATAATTTCCGCTGTCAATTACTGCAACGCCTGGCATCACGCCACCTGAATGTTTGCTGGGCCAGCGCTGCGGTTGTAGGCGCGTATTGCGTTGACTACGGCCTGACCAATTTCGGCGCTAGTGGCTAGTCCGCCGTTCACGTTGACGGTAATACCGCCGCCCATGCCACCCATTTTTGATAGTGGAACTACGGCCTCTGGGCCTGCTTCACCAATCATGGCAAGTGTTGGGCCTGTAACAATTCCACCTTCCGCCAACATAGGAATGTTTGGAACGTCAAATCCTTTTCCGCCTAAGCCTGGCACCCATGATGGAAAACTAAATGACAGTTTGCCAATGGTGTTATTCCACAGGCTTGCAATGCCGTTGAAAATTGATTTGTAGATATTTAGGACGGCGGTGAAATAGGTTTTGATTGCGTCAAAACTAAATTTGACACCTGTGGTTATCGCATCGAATACGGTGTCCACGATTTTGCGGACACCATCAAATTTGAAATACAGCGCGGCCAAAATGGCAATCAAGGCAACCACGGCAATGATCACCAGGGTAATTGGGTTGGCCAATAGCAAAGCGTTCCAAACTGCCGTCAGCGCGTTTGTAATGACCTGCACAGCGTTGTAAACCTTCAAGGCAGTATTGACAGCCAAAACCGCTAACGCAATGCCACCGATTAGGCCAGCAATGACAATGAACGTGGTGGTGTTGTTTTGTGCCCATGCACCCAGCGCGGTGAGCAATGGCAACACTTTTTCAACAACAGGGATCAGCGCCGCGCCAATGTTTTCTTTTGCTTCGGCAATTGCTATTCCAAATCGTTTCATTTGGCCTTCGGCGGTTCCTGCTGCGGTAGCGGTAGCACCACCAAATGTTCCACCCAGCACGTCCATCACGGTGTTGAGGTCTGCACCGTCTTTGATTAGTGCGGCCATTTCTGGTGAAAGCGCTTTCAGGCCTTTCATGTTTCCGCCATAGGCTTTTGCTAGCGCGTCTGAAACTGTTGCTAAATCTTTTCCTGTGGCTGTGGAAATATCCATTGCCAGGCTTAGGCCTTCTTGTGCCTTGCCAATGTCTTTTGTACCGCGCGCAAGGTTGGCCAGAGCGGGCCTCAAATCATCATCAGCAATTCCGCTAGCCAATGACATTTTGCTGATCATGGTTTCTGTTGCAGCAATTTGTGCATCAGTAGCGCTGGCCGAAATGTTTAGTGTTCGCGCCAATTCGACTTGCGCGGCCTCATCTTCCATTGCGGCTTTCGTGGCACCAGCCAACGCATAACCCAACGCGCCAACAGCGGCGGCGGCAGGCAGGGCGGCCTTTTTGATAGCAAACCCTGCTTTAGCGCCAACACCTTCAAGGCTTTGAAATTCCTTTACGGCTTTATCTAAACCTTTGCTGTCAAATTCGCTAATGATCGGAATTTTGATTGCCATTACATCACCAGGTTTCTATTGACAGCGTCCATTACGCGTTCCACCAATTCAACCATGTTTTGTTCAACAGCGCCCGCATTGCGGTCATATGCAGGCCACATGACGCGTGAAGGCAAACCAAACTGCAACGTTAGGGCTGAAATGAAATTGGCACCCTGGGCGTTGGATCCACCCTTTTTGCCTGCCATATCAATGATGGCGGCGGCAGGATCTTTTTGAATAATGCTGATGGTGCTTGAATTTCGTTTGCTCACATCTACTTTGACACCAACACCGCGCTGGGCTTTTTGCTGGCTATACGGAAATTTTTGGTTTCCCCGCTGTGTCCATGCGCGTTCCATACCAGACAGCAAGCGCGGTGGGTAACTGGCTTTTGCATCATCAATGGCAGGTTTGGCTAGTTCCTTTGCCTCTTTGTTTATGGTCTTGCGTAAATCGGGGTCAACATTGCGCAATTCTTTCAGCGCCTCTTTCAACCCGTAAACCTCAATCTGTGCCGTGGCGCTCATCGTTTTCCCTTGTTTTGCTTATTCAACACAGTAATGACTGTTTGCAAATCTTGGGTGTCAAATTCGATGTGTGGCGGCCACCAGCCGACAGCCACAAGTACTTCGGCTAATTGGCGGCGGTAGGTGCCGCGTCCGTAGGGTTTGGGTTTGTTTGATCCACCGCTTCAATGTCCATGTTTGGGTTTTGTTTCAACCATTCAGACCATGTTGCTGGCATGGTTTCGCCCGCCAATTTGTACAGATGGAACGCCCAGCAAACCATGTCATTGACACCGATACCACGGCCGTCTGACACTTTGCGGTTCTCTGATTTTTCCCATTCGCTGATCACAAGCAGGTTTGTGGTTACCTCACGCGGTGGGGTGTTTTCGTTCAGGGTGATGCGTAGTTTGATTTTCATTTCAATCCTTCCGTCTAGTTTGTGTTATTGAAATTTAGGCTGTGGTGTCAACGCTGTAAACACCGCCCTGAAATGTCAGATCAATGGTGTTCAATTCGCCCAGCGATGCGTTCACCACTGGCAGACTTTCCAAATAAGTGTCAGTCAAAATAAAACCTGGGTTGGTCACGCTGTCTACTGATCCATAGGCAGGGTTTACTTTCACAGTGCATTTTGTGCCCACTAAATCTTTCAGGCTTGCGTAGGTTTCGCTTGCCACATATGACATAAACATTGTCACGGTCAATTCGTTGTTTTCAAGTCCGCCCACATAGGTGCGCGATCCCGTTCCAAATGCGGTGTCCTCTAGCGCTTCAACTGTGCGCGTCAATGTTGCAGATGTGGTCTGGTCAGTTAGATCAACAATGGTTCCAATTGCGGTTCCGATTTTGACGCTAGGGTTGCTCAATTGTGTGCTGGTGGCCATGATGGTTTACTCCTTCGGTTTGGTTTTCACTTTAGATGGTTTTGATGGCTTGTCGGTGGATTGTCTAATGAACCCACCAGCCACCAAATGATCCACGTTGCTATCACCTGGGTCAAATTCGTCACCTGGCGTTCCTAGACGTGGGGAAATGATCACATATTTCATGCTGTTTGTGCCTGTTGCATCACGGTCAATTCATAGCAGGGCAACATCACGCCACCAATGTCAAGGGTAGTTGGACGGCCAGCGGTAACGGATCCAACGCCTGCCAGCACTAACGCGCTTAGGTTCAAAAGGTTTCGCATTGCGTCAAGGTTTGATGGCCCCATTGAAATGATCTGTACTGGCCAACTGATTTTGACGATGTTGTAATTCCAGGCTTCAAATGAGCAAGCACCAATGAACGCGCATGGTGGCACCATGTTTCTGGGATCTGTGACTACCTGCAAACCTGTGATGGTTTCCAATTTGGTTTTTAGATCGTCCAGCGCCTCATTGAACAGGTCTGTGTATGCAACGGGCATCAGGCCACCTGCGGGCGTGAAATACCTAGCAACTGTTTGATGATTGGGGACAGGCCTGTTGTTGGTGCTGTGCCCATTTCGCTGAATGATGCAAACACATCAATTGATCCGCGTTGACGGTAAAGCGCGCCACCATATTGGATTGTTCCAAGCGTCACGTCACCTGATGGGCTGGTAGTCAAACTATCGACATAGCCCGCTTCTTGCCGTCTGCGATAACAAAACGCGTTTGCAGCGCTTGCGCATTGCGTCAAAAATGTGGTGTCCGCTGCTGTAGCGGTACCAATGCCTAGCCAATCCTCAATGTTTCCAGCGGTGATCCATGTGCAAACAGGGTTATATGCAATGGTGCCAGATGATGCAACGCGAATTACATCGCTAGCGGTTTTCGCAAACAACACCTGATTTTCAATTGGAATCTGATAGTCAAATATCAAATCGCCTTCGGTGTCCACACCCATGAACAGATATTGAGGCAATGCGTAAACGGAATAGGTACCGTTGAACGTTGC